CCGCCACCACCCAATAGGTTAATGCGAGATCTCCACCATTCATCGGGAATGTGACTGACGACGTGGCCAAATTCGAGGCATTGATAGTGAACGTAGAGGATGACGGAACTGACGTTACAACATATTGTCCGAATATCGTGACGCCACCACCGGAGGTGGAGATTGGAAACGCTGCATCCTGTCCAACGTAATAAGTATGATTTGCAAGAGTTACCGTTACTTGAGGGCTGCCCGCAACCGTAGAGAATGTCGCAACCGCGCCGCCATTTGTAACCGTTGCCGTTGCAGGGATAGCCGCCGCTACATTGTAGCTATTCGACCCGGTATTCTCGTTTATCTGGTATGCTCCGAATAACGTAACTCCTCCAACAGACACAGGAGTATTTATGACAACAGTATTATATGGCAATTGGCCGATATACGTATTATCTACTATATTAACGTAAATAGATCCTGAAACAGTGGATAGGTTTACGACAATGCTATCGGTTTCATTCTCAGGAGTTATTGTTGCAACATTACCAGACGATAGAACGAACAATCCATCCGTTGTTCCAACGGCCAAATGCTTGTCTTGGTTTAATCCCTGCCATCCGTGAAGTTCGCGAATAATTCCGGGAAATTGGGTGTTTGCGTAAAGCGTCCAACCACCTCGCTTCTCAGGAGTGCGGGCGCGCCACCGAATGAAGTTAGACGATACAATCCCCATCGAAACGTCGGAAGGCGTTCTCTCCGCGTCAACGGTCGGGATAATCGTCAGGGTATTGAATGGCATTCGTTATCTCTCAGGAGTAGGCGCGATATTGGAAAGCGGCGTCCACCCTGGGCCTGATCCCTTCTTTCTCAACTCTTCGGCAGCCGCCGAGACAATCAGCTTCTCGTATTGAGCTTCCCAGCTTTGCGCCATCTGCGGGTTATCCGATTGCTGGCCGAAGTTTCTCATATATCCGCTCGCGAATATCATGCTCGCGGCGATGAAAAGATCAGGAACGCATGACGTAAGAAGCGTTGTCGGGTTGCTCTGAGACAGCGGAACAGGCCTGATAGTTCCAACCACCTCCACCATATAGTTCGCGTTTGGCCATGGCCCCACGATGAACTGACCCGGGCCTATCGTGCCATTGGTGCCGCCGATCATGGCGAAGAGAGCCGGAACGCCGCTGTTCGTGTTGCTGTTCCACACCGTGTCAAGATAGTCCCGGCTAACCTCGACCAATCTGTTCCTAGTGCCAGCTTCGGGAGTGGCGGAGCCTACTGGTGTTATGACGTTGGCGCCGTTGACGACTATAAAATACCCATAGGTCGTCGGCAGAGTGAACATTCTGCTGCCCGATGTCAGAGAATTAGCATAATCTGTCACTACGGTCTTTAACAAATCAAGTTCGCGATAAATCCTCTGTTCGGAATAATCTATAGCGCCTGGAAGCATCGTCTGAAACTGAGACGTGGTCGATGACGCGGCCATCAAATTAGATAGCTGCGCGACATAGGTAGTATAATTTATCGCCATTAGCGCACCCGCCTAGCGCGTATAAATCCAAATGCTCCAAGAGTGCTTATAGTAAAAGTCGCTCGCGTTGAAAGATATACAGTCGTAGTTGTCGAAACATTTATTCTTATGGTTCCCGCAGGTAATGGGATGGTTGAATCAACACTAACCGCGCCCCAAAAGAAATACCCGCCACCATTGGAATTAGGCATCGTCGGGAATGTGGCACTTGTCGCGCTAACCCATTGAAACGAATGGTCAAAATTTGTAGTTCCTGGCGCGGTAAAGCATACCGAACCAGAAACATCCCAATCCCCCGCTGTAAGAGATATGCTAGTTACGTTCGCCGCTGTGTTAGTCGTCAGGCTTACCGCCGATCCAACCAACACATTGGCAGAAACATATTCACCAACCTGCCCAGATACGGCGTTGCCTCCCGCCGTCGTTCCGACGATCCCCTGTCCGAGCGTGAGCGCTCCCGCCGAGGAAAACGCGGCGAGAAGCGTGGCCCCGTCGTCGCTGTAAAGATTTATCCCGGCTGATGGGCCAACACCAATGCGTCCAAATCCAGCCATATAATCAATGAGAATCCCAACTGTAACGGAACCGGTATAGGCTCCTGTCGAGCCGAACCCGGCACTTACGATGACGCTGGAGCCGGTCGCATCGCCGATGCTTGGCGTTGTAAGCGTCGGAGAGCCGGCGAGAACAATGGAGCCAGAACCCGTTACAGAGTTCCCTAAAGCCGTCACAGTCCCACTGGTCGGGAGCGTTAACGTCGTAGCGCCGGTCACCGCCAACGTGGTCGAAAACGCGCCAGATACCGCAAACGTCACACTATTCGGAATCGTCAGTGTGCCGGTTCCCGACGTTATTGTCAGGCCGTTCACGCTCGTCGCCGTGGCCACGCCAAGCGTTGGAGTGGTCATCGTTGGATTAGATAGCGTCGGGCTAGACGCCAGAACGATATTGCCTGTCCCAGTGACGGAATTTCCAAGCGCGGTCAGCGTTCCGCTAGTCGGAAGTGTTAGGCTGGTGTTTCCAGTCGCGGTCAGCGCGATAGAATACGCGCCAGATGTGCTTAGTGCGCCAGCAAGACTAACCGTTTTGCCGCCGATCGATCCAACCGTAGTCGCGATTGAACCAGACCCGGAGCCGGTGACATCGCCAGTTAGCGTTAGCGACGACGATGATTGAATTCCGCCCTGAATATAATAGTTCGTTCCATTAGAAGCGATTCTCGCTCCACTACCCGAAGATAGCGTCAGAGTCGCGCCACCGTTAATCGTTCCGCTTGCCGGCGTTATAACGAGCGCGTGCGATCCAGTGTTTTGAACGTCAACCCACCATCCAGAGGCGAGAGCCGTTCCCGGCAATGTCGCATTGATTTGGGCGGAGTTGTTTGTGAACTCGATCAGTGTCGCTTGATTGGCTGACGAAAACGCATAAGTGGTGACGCCAGATTGCAAGTTCACCGTCTCGATGGACGCAATCGTTCCAGACGCAGTTATCGTGCCGCCAGATAGCCCCGCTCCTGCCGTGATCTGCGTAACCGTGCCGACGCCCGTAGTTGACACCCAAGACGGATTAGCCCCAGCTCCGTGCGTCTGGAGAACCTGCCCAGACGTGCCCGGAGAAAGAGCCACCCACCCCACCGAGCCGCGATACAGGACATCTCCCCACGTCGCTCCAAGTCCGTCAAGAAACACTGATAGCGAATAGTCCCCCGGAGGAGCCGGAATATTCTGTGCATTGGCCTTGATCGTCAACGCCGGCATGTTGACCAGCATCGCATTGGTCACGGTATCCGCTGGCATCGCCGACGCGATCTGCGCCGAAGTCATGCGAACAGTCGAACCGGCCTGAACAGCCTCTAATTCCTCCGAGCCATTAACGGCGGTCGCGGGAGTAAGATTCGGGATTTGAGATAAAGCCACGCCTTATTCTCCACCATAGACATAAAACTTACCAATCATGTCAGCGGTCCCGTCTCAGGAGGATTTTTGTTCCCCGGCGGCAATCCTGGATCGTCGCTACCAGGAACATTTCCAGCTAGATCAATGCCGGGGGTTTGGTTAATACCTCCGGGGGCCTCGCCAGTCTGTTGCGTGACGCGCTTTGCCGGTGGGATGCTTTGGCTAAAGTCTGGGTCGTTGAAATCATAGCTAAAATCACCTGTGCCAGACGTAACTCGCGTATCTCCACCGGGGATCGGAATTCCCGTATCCGGATCGATCGTATTGCCTTGCGTCGTCCTCTCATCCGTCTCGTCAATGAAGAACGTCTCCGGACGAGCATTGATGATCGGAAGAGGATCGGGACCGATAACGCGGGGCTTGAGTTGCGGCTGAGGGACATCCAGGCAAATTTCGCAGACTAGAAGACGAAGATTAGCTAGGCCGTTCCCCCTCCAGTCCCACTGCCACTGTAAATCTACATGGTTTACCCACTGCCCGCAACGATCGCATACACCAAATGCTCTTGGGTTCTCGGGATCAACAAGAGCCCGACGACCGTGCGGACGCATTACCTAAAATATCCCCGCATAGATGGCATGATTGCTATCTGAACATTCTCGGTCCCCACGGCGAGCGCTCTGTTCCATGCCTTCATAGCCCTGGCCTCCAGCATCGCTGCACGATCCGGCGCATATATCAGCGCTAGCCTTGACGTAAGACCCCAGGCGAACGAGTCCAAATAGTACCAAGGAATCTCTGGTTGCGTAGCGTTCGTAAGCTCGCTGTCCATCGCCTGGCGCATGTAATAATAAGTCAACGTGTAGTAGTCGCTCTGATCCGGGACGGGCCATAGATAAAGATTTGGGCTTATCAGCCGATCATACCAAAAGCTAGTCGTCGGCGCTTGATCCGTCTTTTGAGCCAGTGACACATAATCACTTCGGCTTATCGGAAAAATTAGCCGGTCAATCGGAGGATTTTGACCTGTTGTTATAAACAGATCGAGCATAAATACAACATTTGATGGAATTGGATAGATATATTGTCCTTGAACTAACGGTATTGTAGTGCTTTGCACTTCCCACAAGTTGATCCCGTCTCCAACCCAGTCCACGAGCATCAAATTGGCTTCAAAACGCGCGTCGCTCATATGCTGCGTCGTCAATTCGGTTCGACGGACACCACAACGCGCGAAAGCGTTGATAACCAGTTCGCCTAGTGATGGAGCAAAAGCGAAAGTCCCGCTCGTCGCCATTACGACATCACATTCGTCGGTTGAAGAACCGTCATCACCACCGATCCAGATCCACTATTCAGCAAAACTCTCGCATAACGCGGCGGATAGGCGAAATTTGTCTGAATAGTCGCCGTTTGGCTTACAGCGTTCGTATCGTTGGTATTAACCCACGTCACATTCTGCGGAAGAACCGAGTTTGACGGATCATTTGGGTCGTCAAGCGACGATTGAACCGTGTAATTTACCGTTCCCGTCACCGTGCATTGAATGGCAATCTGCGACATCGCATAATCGTCCAATCGAATGTGTGGTCCGTTCGCTACGCCATTCGTCCCGACGATAACGGTCGATGCCGACGCTCCAGAGGCCAGAATTTGCGTGATGGTGAGGAAATTTTGCGCTGTGTAGACTGGAGAGCCGCTCGATCCGCCCGTTAGCACCTCGGAAGTGATCGTCCCACTCTTGCCAACGCCCGTTATCGTGAACGTAATGCCCGTATCCGTCCCACCAGAGGTCACGAGAACGCGCCTCGCCATATCCAAGGTGGCCGTCCCGTTTGTTCCGACGCTCACATTGCCAGCGGAGCCGCTGGATAGCTTGACACTTGTCACTTGGCAGAATGAGTTCTTTGTCGAAACACGGCTCGCGTTGGCCGCCGCTACAGTTTCAATGACGCTTGTGCGGTTATCAGGGCCGAGACCCGTCACCGTCCACGTTTTCGTGCTGTCGTTGCCGGCTGAGACTAGAACCACGGGCTGCGGTGGGAACAACAGCGCAACGCCATTGACCACTTTAGAGCCATTCAGCGTCACCGTGGTTGTGCTAGCGCCGTTTCCAGTCGTGGTCGCGATATTTGTCGCGCTATAACCGGTTGAATCCGTCCCATCGATGGCAAGCGCCGTGGCGCCAGGGACTACCTGAGACGCCGATATGATGGACGTGTTAGCCGCGGCTAGAGGGCCAACGGATGTGACAATGGCTCTCATTAGCGATTTCCCTCGGGATTATCCGCGTGGCTTGCGGTCAAGACGCGAAGGCGATTTTCCGCCATCGATCCCCCCACCATATTTCTTGTGCATGGCTTTGAGTGTTTTCGCGAGATTGGCGCGCTTTGCAAGCGTCGGATTCTCGGAATGCTCGGCCTTATCGAGCTTGCCCGAAGGGATCGTCTCCCCAGCTTTTACATGGAGAGACTTCCTGAGGGCGCCGGGGTGTTTTATCGCTCCGGCGATCCATTTTTCAGCCATCGCAAAGCCTCGCTCAATCGGCCTCGCTGCCAACCTTGCCGCCGGGTCGTTCGGAAATCTTCGACGCCTCGGACAAAGGACGGGTCTCGGCTCCAACCCGGCCGCCAGTGGCGCGGCGAGGCATCTTGTCCAGGCGCTTCTCGCCTTTCTCGCCATCGACAGCGCCGCCACGCTTCTTGCACACGCCGCCCTTCTTGCGCTTCGAGGCTTCCTTGACGACATCGGAATCCTTACCCGCGTAAACGACGGAAGGCGTTTTGTCTTCCTTTTCGAGGTCGCGGCCTTCTTCAACCGAACCACCACCGGCTTTCTTGCCGTGCATCTTGCCCTTCATGGTCATAATCCTTAGAAGTTGGCGTATTGAGCCACGCCGAACAAGCCGGCAGTAAATCCGATATTGTAGGGTCCTGGAGATTGACGAACCACGAGCTTGCTGGCTCCCGTGGACGCCGTGAACGCGCCGATCGTGCCGCGAACATCGCCAGTCGTCGCCGTCGCTGTCGTCCTGTCGGAAGGAAGATAGCTCGTCGCCGCCGTGATGCCCGTAATAGCCGTCACGGACGAAGCGTAATTGACCGTGATATCGGCATAGTTGTCCGATCTCAGCGGGAGACCGAATACGCTTAGCGTATCAACCGAATAAGCGTGCGTCGTATCCGCTGTTCCGCCCGAAAGAGTGACAGAGCGAATATATTTCCACGCCTTCTTTCCGGCAACCGTGCTACCCGCGCTAATCGTCAGCGCCTCGGTCATCGGAAAACCGTAGACATCATATCCGGCGATCGTCGCAGTCGCATAAGACGCGCCAGATGCGGCGGTGACTTGAAGCGTGCGCCCAATCATCGAATTGGGATTCCAAAGGAAGACGGAAGGCGTTCCGTTGGCGCTCGGAACCGCGCATTGAAACGGCGTCGGAGCCGCTGCCGTGACCGTGCTCGACGTGAAGTTGAGCAGGCTATTGCTGGTCAAATAGGTTCCAGCGACACCCTGTCCACCCGTTCCAGCCGTAAGCTGTTGCAGAATAACCGTTCCCGCGACAGTTCCGCCTGTGACCGTTCCGCTTGCCGTCAACAATACCATGCCGGGGCTAAGCGGTAGCGTGGTATTGGTGCCGACCGTGAGCACGCCATTGGTCATGGTGCATGTGCCCATCGAACAATAGGCGTCGAGAGCAACCAGTCCTGCCCCCGCCACGCCAGTATCAAGCGCTCCAGTATCCGCGCGCGTGATGTTAGGAGTGATGTAGACGCCGGTTGTCGAAGAATTGGCGGATACCAGCGCGAGAGCCGCGCTAGTAGGATTGGCCGATGCCACAACCGCACTCGTCGCGGCGGTGTAGGGAACCGCCGATAGAGTTGTGACGTTATCAAATCCCAACCAGCCAAAGTCCGGCTCATACTGAGCCTCGCCCGGCTGATATGTGTAGAGCAGTCGTGGGTCCATGATACCGGCGCCGCCGTTGAATAGCGACGCTCCGAAATCAGGATTGTATTCTAGACCGCTCTGTGGAACCTGTCCCCAAATCATGAGAGGACCGGAAAAGGCAGTGATAGCCATTCTGTGTCCTCCTTACGAAGTCGGGAAGCTTCCGTACAGGCTTCTCCAATTGTAGTAGCCGAAGCTGTAGCGCTCGTATCCCTTGACCAGCAGATTGTCGGTCGTGAAATCGACCTGCATATCCATCTCGTAAGGGACGCGCTCCATATAAACGAGCCCTTTGATGTTGGTCAGAAGATACCAAGCAAAGTTCGAGGTCAAGAAGTCCATGACCATGTAGCCTTCTGGCAATCCGCCAGCCGTGGTATGAATCGCATTGACATCGTTGTCGGCCGTGCCAGGACGAAGTTCCGTCTTGGTCAATCGAATAGCGACCGGCTCCAGCGTCGGCGGAATGATCAGCTTGCGCCCACGGGCGAAAACTTTCAATCCGGCGATGTCGCGGTAATTCTGACGAATCGAGATCATGCCGTTGAGCAAGGTAGCCTCGTTGAGGTCAACCTGCGTTGTTGGCGTGTTGGCGATCGTCGAGCCGTCAATCGGATGCGCCGTGGAGCAGAGCGCCACGCCATCGCCCGAAACCGCGCTGTTATAGGTCGTCGCTGTGTTCAGGATATTCGCGCCGTAGATTTCCTTGGTCTGAGCGAAGCTCTCGATAAGACCAAGGTTCGTCGGCGTAAACTGTGTCTTGTATAGATTGTCGTCGATCGCCTTGCGGGTGATCGCATAGCCCAGACCGATCTCGAAGTGCTCTTGGTTCCAAACATAACGCTCCGCTGCGTTATTGTCGAAACTCACCGCGCCACCTTCGGTCTTGAGATTGGCAAGACCGAGATAGCGCATTTCAGCGGTTCGTTCCAACGCCATGTTGGATTTGGTCTTCTCGAAGACCTTATCCCACTGGCTCGGAATCTGGGGGTATTTTCCTTCTACGCCACGAAGACCCGGCAGGAGCAGGTCTTTAATGGCAGCGAGATTAACAGCCATTGTTCATGCTCCTCAGCTGATGCCGGTGATGGCGCTATTACCGCGCAGCCATTCATTGTTGAAGGCCACGATCAGATAATTGTAATTCGTCGTCGGATCAGATCCGTTCACGCCAGGCGGGTCTTGAACCATATCCGCGACAATGAACGGGAATGTTCCAGTCGTCGCGACCGAGGAGATGTAAGCTCCCGACAGCCCCGTTGAAGTGGAACCAGTTCCGATGGTGAATTGCGCCAACTGACCAACTGGACCAGAGGTCCAAGTCGTGGTCGAGCCGGTAACAACCATATTGGAGCCGTTGGCTTGAACCTTGAACCGCGCGTTCGGATCGTCGATGACATATGCGGTAACGTCACCGCTCGCGTCTGAACCAGGCCAATAAGACGACCAGAGGGTCCGTTTCTGGGAGACCGAAAGATACTGGCAACCCCAAAAGATGCCAGCAAGCGTGGTGGTGCCAGCAGCGCCTTGAGTGATGTAGCCAGTAGCCGAAGAAACGACCGGCATTACCGGGTCGCCTTTATAAATCGCAGTCGCATTTCCCGACGCAATGCGCCGGGTGGACATCCGCCAGTTTACCGGACCATTGCTGGTCGAAACCGGCGAGAAGCCAAAGTAGGCTTGTGTATTCGCCATGACCGCCCTCTTTAGGGTGGTTCCGTGGCTAGAGGCGCTCTATACGTGGAGAGTGGGTTTTGCCTTGCCCAGCGCGGGCCGGCTATTCTGGCGTTCGGCGCTTGCCGTATTCGCCTTTATCAGTAGCTAAAAATGTAGAAAGCTTATCTCTACTTCCTCCATTATCTTAGTTTTTAGAACTTGTCAAACTATTCCCCATCTGGAATAGCGATAGCTTCTCGGCTCTTGTTGAAAGCCAAAACCTCGCGATTGCCGAGATCGCCCTTGCGGCTCGAACGAAGCTGCGCCTCTTTGGTCATCACGGCCTCGCGTGCCGCGCGATCCTCGCGCATTCTGGCTTCATTGGTGAATATCATCGGACGCTCCATCAAGGTCATTCCCTCGACCTCAATCGTCTGCGCATTCCAGCCCTTTGGCATCATCTCGGAATGGCGCGACAAAGGAACAGGCTCCCATCCTTGGCGAGTAAGCTCGACCTGATAAGCCGGGTCTTCTTGGTTATAAACGCTCTTGCGTTTCCACTGATAATCAAAGCCATCCGGAGGCGAGGGAGCCCAAAATTTGTCTCTCGTTTCTCCGCCATCCGGCATTGTACCCCGGATTTCTCGAATACGGGCTTCTGCTCTGGTCAAACTTGTTGCCGCTGCATCGTTAGACAAATCGCCACCTTGATGTTTCATGGATTCTCGCATAGCGCGGCCCTCGCGCGTGCGGCCATCGGGAATTGCGTTATGATCGAACCCGGTCATCAGACAATTTCCCAATCTTCGGATAGCATGTCGCTTTGCGAAGCGAGCCATCCCATGAGGATTTCACCAGTAGCAGTCTTCATGGTAATCGACGGGAGAACCTTTGCCTTTCCGCCTTGTTCATTAGCATAATCGCGATTGTTAGCCGACCAGAACTTATCCGCATCGATCTCCTTCGTTCCGTCGCACGAAAGCGAAAGCCACATTCCCTTACCGTTCCATCCAGAACGAGCGACGCGCTTACTATCTTTAAGCGCTCGGATTGCGTCTCCAAAATCCATTTTAGGCATTCATTTTTCCTTCCTTAATAAGCTGCGCCTTGGAGCGCGCGTAAACCTCAAGAGCCTTATCTCTAGTCAAATATGGCTCATTGATAATCGCGAATTCAACTTCAGCCGGGGAAAGCGTCATCACATTCCCAGACGACCGAGAACTCCCGCTTGAACTACTCGACGAAACAGGAATAGACCCCATCGATGGTTTGCTTTGCGTCCTCGGCTCCGGCTTCTTATCCCCCAAACCAAGCCGTTGCTCAATATAGGAAAAATACTCCGGGGATTCGACCGCTATCCCTTCCAACTCGACCGCCGACTGGTGCGCGGCGGTTAATTTATTTACCTGTCCTGCCGCTGTCGGATGCGATCGCAACCATTCCGCGCTCTTGGGCGTTAATCTGGTCGCTAATGCCTCAACCGGGTCTCCGGGAGGCACAACTGGCTGAGTTGGCTGACGTGTATCGTCAACTCTTCCCTCGGTAGTTCGGGAAGCCAACCTGTCTTCGAGCGCAGCTTTACCATTCTTAAGTTGCAGCAGTTGAGCTTCGCTTTGCGCCATCGAGCGCTGTGCCTTCGCAGCCGCGCCGTAGTCTCCACTTGCCATCGCATCGGCATAGGATCGCTCCGCATTTGTCGCGCCTTGTTCCGCCGCATCGATCGCGTTCAGAATAACCCGGAGGTTGCTATCCTGAACCTCGCCTTTGGCCGCCGTGGCCTCGTCCGCCCGCTGTAAAGCCAGCTTCTCGGCTTCAGCCCGCGCCGCGCGTTCTCGCTCTGTGTGGGCCTTCTGCTCGTCAAGCTGTTTGCGTAGATCGATTAGAGCTACTTCACGCTCATCCGGTTCCGCAGGTTTATTCTCGACAACCTTTGTTGTCTCGCTACCTTCTTCGAGAGCGACCGTTACCGGCGCGTCTTCGGTTATGGTGACGTTTTCGCCTTCCAACTCAGCCATTATCGCGCTCCTAGTAAACTAGATCAGGATGCGCGACACGAGCGCGAATAGCGATATCGGTAACGATGCGACAGTTCACGGTATCCTTTACGGAAACCCCGCTGTGCATCGTGTTGAGCGTCAATGCCCAACCATCGGAAGGCCGGATGACCACAAAATCGCCAACCGCTATGTCCCGGAACGACTTGCCGTTCTCGTCAAGGAAACACGTTGGCCCCATCTTGAGAACCAGCATGGCCTTGCCTTGATATTTGTCTTCTCCAACCGTCGTTTCTGGCATGTAAATACCGGACTTGGTTTTCTGCGGGCGCTCATAGATGGCGACTAGGACATCCGTCCCGAAAATATCGACGCCTTCAAGATCGCCAACTCGTTTAAGAATGACCTCACGTGGGTCTTCTACATGGTTCATTGCAACCGCCGGCATTATCTTTCCTTTTTCTCGTCGAGACCAATAACGCGCTTATTGATCTCTGATGCGACAGACAGCGCGTCCCGCACTCCTTTAAGCTTTCCCACTCGCCATTTATAATCTGGCCAGTCGGATGCTTTGCCAGTCACAAGTTCAACAGCGAGCTGTTCCTGTAACTCTCCAAGTTCTTTCTCAAGAAGTTGGAAAAATCGTGTATCAAGGTTCATCTGGATCAACAGCCATGCTAGACGCTACCCGATGCTGCAAACACAAAACCCCCGCCGCCAGAGTGTGGCCCGCGCCACGGGTTCCTTGATGACGCCAATCAGTGGCAAAACTACCATCTGTCTTTATCACCACTATTCCAAACCCGGATATTTCTCCATTTCGAGCCATGTCGGTAAAGCGCTCTAGCATTTTAACGACGTTATCGTCCTTCTCTCCGGGAGCAGATATCGGTTCTCCCTTAATGCTGATGATTTTCGTCATGCTAATAGTTCTGGCCTGATGCCTTCGTGTAGACCGAACCGCCCTGACGCTTGATGCGTTCCAGCTTGCCAAGGCCGTTATTACCGTATTTCTCGCGGATCGTCTTAGTCACATTCTCGCCGTCGCTACCCTTGCAAAAGCTATCGCCCTCGGGGCCAGAAACGCGGCCGCCAGCCTTACGCCCCATCATCCCTGGAGGCGGCATCGCGCCACCGCCCATCGGAGGAGCACCGCCCGGAGGCATACCACCAGGAGGCGGGGCGCCAGCGCCAGGAGGCGGCCCTTGCGGAACGGGGACAGGCACAGGGACGCGCTGCGGCGGCATCTGCTGTCCCCCACCCTGAGGAGAGACGATCACGTTAACCGTCGTCTTGCCTTTGCCCTTGCTCACGCGGCCGCCATCGGCGCGATTAGAACGCCCGCCTCTTTTTCTCTCTTTAGTAGAGCCGCCGCCAGACGTTTCCGAACTACCTGTTGTCCCGCGAGCTAAATTAAGACCAAGCCTTCCTTGAAATGTTCCCTTGTTATTGGCTGCCTTCATATCCGAGTAGTCACCTTCATCTCTACCGGTTGATCCGCCGTCAGCCTTGTGCAATCGATCATGCTTCTTATCAGCGTCAGACTTTTCCCACTCCGCCATCGTCTCGTGATGCTTCTTGGCGAGCTTCTTGTCTTCTCGCTCGTCCTTGGGAGAGCCCTCCCAAACCTTGCCGCCCTTGGCTCGCATCTGCATCTGGCCAGGAGCCATAGGAGCGCCGACGCCTGTTGGAGCCATCATCGGGCCACCCATCGCTCTTTTTGAGCGTGGAGCCTTGTCCATTCTCTTCGCGCCTACCTCACCGCCAACACGGCCGCCGGCCTTGCGAGTGGGAATTTTCTGAGGCTGATTGACTTTGCCACTGTCAACGAACGGAACCCCATCGTAAGGCTGCGTGTCGGAGAATTCATGGTTTTTGGCTTTACCACCAAACGACGATAGCTTCTTCGCCTCGCCAGCCTTGGCCTCATGCTTATATGGATGAACCATCGTCTTGATCCTTATTCTTAGCTTTGTTTGGCTGCGCCGAGTCCGGGTGTCGGCTTAGCCGCGATCTTTTGCCGTTCTAAGTCCATCTTGTCCTGATGAACTTTTTGTTCATGTCCCATTTGCTGACCGTGGATAACCTCTTCGCGCTGCAATCGCATCATCTCGATCTGCGCATCCGACTGGCGATCTTCAGCCCGGTTCTTTGATTCCGTATCAGCTTCGACAGCCTTGACCTTAGTTTCAGCTTGCTTTGCCTGAATTTCAGCCGAATCATTGGTGGCGTCAACCTGCGCCATCTTGGCCTTTATCGCGACCTCTTGCTGTTTCGCCTGCGCTGTCTGCAATGCAGCTTGTGCCATCATTTGCTTGGACGGGTCTTGTTGCTGTTGAGGCGGCGTCTTGGCGAACAGGGAATTGCCATCTTCAATCCCGATCATGGTGAAGATGCGCTTGTAAACCGTTGCCTGGTCGAAATATTGAGGGTTTTCCTTGGCCAGCGTGTAAATGGCGATGGCCTTTTGAATTCTCAGCGATTGGCTAGAGCAGTTCGGATCGGCGCGGGGAACAATGTCCTTGTCATTCAACGCCGCCGTGAGCCGAACCACATCCTGATCGAACGCTGGCGTCTTGTTGGCTCGCCAAATGCTCTTGGGGTCTTTCTTGAACAGCGCCTTGAGAAGTCCGAACTCCTTGCCCTGCGCTTGGTGCATGCGCTTATGAACGGCGTTGAGAACCTTTGTCGCCTGCTCAATCAGCGCGATCGTGGTCCCAACCGGCGCATCTTGCTTTCCCTCGCCAACCGAGGTTTCCGCTGTCCCGCCGACACGCTGTGAGGTTTGCTCAACTTGCTGGATGATCGCCACGAAGCCCGGCGTCACGTCGCGATACGGAAGCGGCATGATCGCGTCTTTGAGCGGCACGCCTTCAACGTCTATCGGGGCGAGTTGTCCGGGGGAGACTCGGATGTTGGTCGTTTGCTGCTTTCCCGCAGATCGCGCCACGAGTCCACCAGGAAAGTTAGATAACATGCCGTTATCAAGAGCGATACGCCAAGCGGCAGTAAGAGCCCGTGTCGAATTGCCAAGAATATGGAGCAGCCCAAGATTGACGCCAGGAAAGGCAGGAACAAAAACATACTCAACAAAAACTTCCTTTCGAGTGAAACTCTCATCGCCTTCTTCCCACCAACGCCGTATTTCTAAAACTTGTCGGCTGTCCTTGTCCATCGTAACACGATAGGGCAAAGCTAATCCAGTTTCACCACCGTCTTCCTTATGCTCGAACCCCCTTAGATCAATCTCGCAATAGCACTCGTAAATCTCTCGGTCCAGT